TAATAAAGTAGCTGACAATACATTTGCATCATATATAGGATTATTATAAAGAGGTATAAAATTTCCACTAAAATCGGTTGTTAAACAAGCATCTACGTGATATCTAGCATATCTTGTAACAGGTCTTGATCTTTCTCATTTATTATATAAATCATTCATCAATTCTTCAGACAATACTTCTTCACCAAATGGATTATTTTCTATACAAAATTCAACTTTATAATGTGTAGATAGAACTTTTGTATCTAAAGAATATTCTCTTGGATAATCAGCACTAGAACTTGATGTATAGAATTTTGTATAATCGTATCATTCTAAATAATTTTCAGGAGAAGAACCTGAAGGTAAATTTGTATGTCAACCATCATAAATTATTAAATCATTTCCAGTATCTTTTGTTAAAATATACCACATTGTATATAAAGCAGAATAAGTACCTTTCTTCTTTAATCAATTAATAATATTATCAACATAAGTTCTTATTTTTATTTCGTTTATATCAGATGTTAAATGTTCTTCGTTATAAATTAATGAAAGGTTCCTAATTAATTCAGGATCTATTTCATAAGGATCTAATAGACTAAATATATTTTTTTGCATTTCGAAAACTTGATGATAAAGTTGGTCATAAATAACATAAAAGAATTCATCTAAAGTTTCGTTTCTATTATTTTCTGGTAAAGCATTTAATAGTCAATTTTTAAAAGCATAGTGTTGAATATTAATAAAACCATCAGCATCTTTATAACCTTGTCCTAGAAATAAAAATAATTTTTCAGGATTAGCAAAACCTTTATAATCATCGTGATTTTTAAATCATTGAGAAAATAAACTATCTTTTCTAATGTATAATTCATCACCATTTTCTATGTCATATAAAAAATCACTATTAGAAAATGCATCATATGTAATTTTTTGATATGCACTTTCTATTACAGTTCTTAAAATATCATCAGATGGAACCAGTGTTTTAGAAAATAATCTTTTTAATTTTAAATTATCAGGTTTATCATTTCAATTTGTAGTTAAAGAAGCTTTTACTTCTTGATAATCTGAACCTTCACTTTTCTTATATAATTGGAATGGATTCGTATTTTTAGTCACCATTCCACTATTTGCTCTAAATAAAATACCACTTTGAGCAGCCGTTGGTTCTGAAAATTCCACTTCTCCAATAACTTCAGTTACATAATCATCTAATATAAAATAAGGGACTTCTGTAAAACGGGGCATTTTATTTATCCTTCATTTGTTATAAAAATCAAATCACTGTTTGTAGCTGGAAATTGTCGAGTTGATAGTTCAATAGGTCTTAAGATATTATCAGTGTTAATATCAAATTCATCTAAAGTGTATCTAGGGTAACTAAGAGATTCAAAGTTATAAATTGTAGTGTTTAAATAAATATCTCTAAAAGTTAATGAATTTATTCCTAACACATTTGTAAAATTATCACTTGTAGATACTATGGTAGAATCTATGATAAAATTAGTAATATCTCTAAAATCTATTATTTCATTGAAGTTTCTATTTTCAGGTTCAAAATAATAAATTAATTTATTTTTTACATCTCTTGCAACATTAGCAAAATTATATGTACTTTTCACTCTCATTCCTAATTCCATATAAAAATAAATCAATTCAGGTAATTCATAAACTTCAAAAGCATTTATAATTTTTCTGGGTTCGACAAAGTTACTTATTATCGATTTAAAATTATTACTAAAAGTTTCAGGAATAAAAACATCTGCTGTTTTGTCAGTGTCAAAAGTAGGAATCCAAGCTGAAGTTGTTCTTGTAATTGTACTTGTTTTTCAATCATCTGGTATAACAGTTATGTGAACTTTGTTATATTCTTGTACATTACCATTTATAGTTTCTTCTTGTTCACCTCATACTGAAGCAGCTTTTATGTCACTTCTACTTTCTAAATATGCTTTCCAATCATACTTCGTAACTAATCTATATTGTGAATTAAAAATATTATTTGCATTTTCTCTAATTTCATCTATTGTTTCTGGATTTGAACCATTAAAAGATGATAAAAGATTGGTGGCCGATAAATTATCTAAAGAAATAGTTGTTAAAGTTGTTAAGTTTTCTATAAAAGCACTATCAATTGTTGTTAAAGTGTTTGCTCCTATCACTCCATCTATTCCTGTTGAAATAATTGCATATATATCAATAGTATCAACATCTTGAGGATAGTTTCTTGTTATTGTAAATGAAACAGTGTAATTTTCATCTTTTGTATAATCGAACGTGTAAACATCTTCTTCAATATTTACTGCTGATAAAATTTCATAAAAATTTTCTAATCTTGTTCATTTATCTCCTGCTACTAACACTTTAATTGATTCATGATCATTTGCATCATTCAAATCATGGTCTCATTTTTTATCAGGTAGAATTATTTTATTATCGACTAAATCTTCTGCTGTATAATTTAAAATTTGTAATTCGCCTTCTTTTACATCTAAATCAATGTTATAAGATAAAGCTGATGCAGAAGATGGAATATTAAAAGTGTGGTCTGTAGTTGTTAAGTAAGTTATTCCTTCTTCTGTACTAAATGAAGAATAAGCAGGTACAAAAATTTGGTCACCTGGAGTATATCCACCACTTAGTGTAACAGTAACGGTTGTATAACTTGACAAATATCCTTTTGGATAATAACCTTTTTGTTTAGATAGCCTATGCGCAGTATCATATAAATCTGCTGATTCTAAATAAACATTTTTAGCGATTTTGTTTTGATAGTATGTATTTAGTTCCATGGAATATGCAAGTAATTCTATTAAAACTGATATATTCGATCCTTCAAAATTAAAATCTTTAAAGGTATCTCTTGCTTTTAAAACAGATTTCATCCTTTCAACAAAAGTTGTAAAATCTATATCTAAATATTTATGGCTCATTATTTATTGTTCCTTTTTATTTTTCCTAATATTCAACCATCTTCTAAATAAAATTGTAAATCTGTTATTTTAACCATTTTATTAATGCCCTTTTTATTTATACATTTTCTATTTAACATTGAAATTCTTTTCTTTTGTTTAGTTTCATTAGAAACATGGTGTCCCTTTAATGCTTTACTTATATTATTTTTATGTTCTTCAGATTTTGGTTCTTTAAGAATATTTAAAAGTTTATTTGATATTTTTCTTCCTTTTAATGATTCACTTCTTTTTCTATTACTTTCATCCGTTCATGTTCTTCCAATATTTGGTTTAGGATGTTCATTTGTTAAATATCATTTTTTTCTAATAGAACTAAGTTTTTGTTTAGTTTCATTAGAATGTTGTTTTCCATACATTGGATTTTTTTCTTTTTTATTATTAATTAAAGCTTTATCTCTAATCTTTTTTTGGTTTGTTCTGATACTAAATGACCCGTTAACTTTTTACTTAAATTTATATTATGTTCTTCTGAGTATTTAGTTCCAGTAACATCAAAACCAGTAGAAGTTTGTTTAGCACCATTATAAAACATAGGATTCATACCTACTTCAAAATAATTATGTAATCTTATTTCATGTTCAATTGCTAATTCTCTTGTATATCAAATTGCTAGTATATCTTTTTTAAATCACATTTTACCTTCTTTTTTGATACATTCTTTTAAATTTTTACACGATCCCATATATTTTATATCATTAGTTGGGTAACAATTAGAACTTCTTAAACCAATATATCTTTTATGGTTATTAAGATTTGTTATCATATATGTGTAATGATATTTATGCGACATTATTTATTCCTTTATATTTTCCTTAGAATAAAGTCAAATTCTTGACTTTCTCTAATTCCTCTTATAGAAAAACTAATTAAAATGTTATATTGTTGTAAATCATATTTTGGTTGAACTTTAATTTGTTCAACTTCTATTCTATTATCTCATATTCTGATAGCTTCTAAAACTCTATCACCTAATTCATATGCTGTAATTTCATCCATTTGGTCAAATAATACATTATTACTATTTAAAGCAAATTGAGGTAACATTCTTCTACTGCCTTGAATTGTTGAAAGAATATTTCCCAATGAATTTT